CAATTCCCAAACCATATGCTCGACATTAGACAACGCCCCGCATATTTCGGGCAGATCGTTCTGGTAAGCCAGATCATACAAGGCCACCAGATCAATATGGATTTTTCTTTTAACGTCGATCATGCCGCCACCTCTTTTTTTGAATAAACGTCAATACGCCTGAAAACTTCTTCAATCACTGAAACCGTGGCGTCAATGCTATCATCATCAGGAATCCACCCGCCCTCGCGTAAACCTTCCATGTCACACAAAAGACACTCTTTCAAATCTTCATTCGTCATATCTTCTAAAAATGCTTTAGCCATTTATAGACCCCCGTCAGCGTTTTTTACATTGTCGAACAAATAATAAACCTGATTTACTTCCTCATCTCCGACAAAAATTTCTTTAAAATTTACCGGCGGATTAGTTTTTTTCACCAGTTCTTCGATGGCGTCAAACAGTTCTGTTTTATTCATCGTCCACCTCCTGCGTGGCATCCTGCGTCCAAAATTCACGGTGAACGTGTTTGGGGCGATACTGCTTCGGGTAATCTGTCCCGCCCATATCATCCGCCAGCCGAAATGCTTCGGCTTCGGCATCCGCGGCATTAGCGGCATCCACCACTAAAACCACACCCTCTTCTAAGCATACTGCTACTCTATATTTTGGCATCGTTCAAAACTCCCGTGTTAATTAACGATGCCCCTACATATAGGATTATCTGGGACATATCAAGTCTAAAATCACATCCCAGTTAAATTTGCCTTTTTGATGGTGCAGCGGCTCGACGGATTGCAGCCCGTCCATTTTTAGATCAACGGCTGCGCTGGCCGGATACAAGAACAATTCTGGATCATCTATTGGCTTGTTCTGCTTTTTGATCAATATCCACGTCGGGCTGTGATGGTGACGGGATAACCACGCCACCTGCGACGGCTGCAAGGTCACGCCGTTGCTGGTCAAAAACTTTAATTCTACAAAATGAAAGACACCCTGTTCATCGCATATCAATAAATCAGGTATGCCCGCGCCTACAGAATTTTCAATCCGCGTCAGTAATAACTTCCGCTTCGATCTCTGCGTCGCTTCCTTCATCTGCTTGTAAAAGCCGCTTTCGCGCTTTACCGCGATTGCTGGCATTTTTCTTTTCTTTGGGAGTGATGTCGATTGTGATCGGGGCATAGCTTTGTTTGATTTCCTCTAGAGCTTTCAAGACGTCCTCTTTGTTCATGCTATCAATAGACCCTGTTCTGATCTCAGACTTGCTGACATAGATGTCGCCTTGCGCTTGCCCCCTCCGGTACTCAGCTTGAACGGCGGCAGAGTAAGCCCCGTTTTCCAAAGCCACATCCCGAATAGATTGTAAATCCCGCAAATGCCTTTGATATGTAACCCCGTATTTCTCATCCAGTTCGCGCCGATACGAGTTGATAGCGGCAACAACGTGGGGCGAGATATGCTGGTTGGTTAGCTCATACGCCCTGCTATGCGCCGACGTTGCAGAATAGCCAGCATTGATTGCCGCCTCTCGCAAAGTTATCTGCCCGTCCTTGCTCACAAGCTCTTTGACAAAAAGCTCCTGCTTACGGGTCAACGGCTGCTCAGTGCTGGCCGGTGGCCGTCCTCTAGTCTCACGGGGCTTTCCTGTTACCTTGCTTGCTGCTCTGCTAGCCATTATCAATCCTCAGTTAAAAAGGTCACGTTCGTTAAACACCGTATCCTTTATATACGCCAGAAATATATTTTTCAAAAAAAATATTGCCACACCCCCATTAGGCGATTTCTTGTTTTAGTGTACCGTCTTGTAAATATAGACGGTACAAGTTTATGCTACAAAAATATCCTTATATATAAATAGCTTATATTACTTTGTACCGTTGTACCGTCTGTACCGCCTATATTTTACAAAAAGTTTTTGTTTTATTTCTGGGCTCTATATACTGTATCGCGTTACAAAAAAGAGGCCACCCGAAGGCAGCCCCTAGTTAAGTTATTGTTTTTGTTCATTATTGACCCACCAGTCGTAAGATTTACGAAATTGCTCAAACTGCTCTGTAACAAATTCGTGGTTCGTGAGCCGTGAATCCTTGGAAACTTTCATTGAATTTTTACTCATTTGGAAGAATCCAATAGGTATAATTCGGTCTGCCGTTTCCGACATCCAAGAGAGTCCGCCCATTTCGTTGACGTTTGTTGTTTCGTCTGGTGCGTACCATATTGAGACAAATTGTGGGTAGGAGCTACTGGCATCCCTTGCGGCTTTACGAGCCGCGGTCACCGGATCGGTGGCCTTTGCCCATGAGCCGTACCATCCGGCCGTTGAAGCAATATAAGTAAAGCCATTGGGCAGCACCCATTCTTTTGTATCAGTCATCCTGATCTCCCGTAGTAATTAACAATGTGAAACAGCGTTGGGCGAGGCGGCTACTGGAACCGTGGTTCCCAGTCGGCACTGAGGCCGTAGAGTCGCTAGGGTGTCTTCACCACCCCGCCCACACAATCATTTCTGACTGTTCTTATACTCTAGCATACTATCCCATACTTGTCAAGTATAAAATTTTATAAAGTTTTAGCGGTAAAATTTAGATTAACTAAAATCGGGTTAACCACCCATAATCTCCCATAGAAGCCCATACACGGGCTTTAGGTGTTTTCCGGTGGTTTACTACACTCGACCGGCCAACGGCGTTTTTGGCTTCCACCAACGATTACAGAACATGGATGGATGTTCTCCTTTTGTACTGCGACAATATGTCGCATTGACATTTATGCGATATTATGTTATACTCTTATCCAAGACTAAAGCTCTATCTAAGAGCTTCGCTGTTTGACAAGTTAATAACTACGGGAGGATTTTATGTTACTCAACATAAAACCAATGACTAATGGCGACGCCAATCTTGCAATCAAAGAATGGCATCGACACAACGATCCGCTGCCGGACCTTCACATATCTTTTTGTTATGGTCTTTATGAATACGTTAGAGACTGTAACGCTGGCACCGGACATAGCACTCTTCTTGGTGCGGCCATTGTAGGCAATCCATGTGGCCGTCCAACCGGACCGGATAGAAAGTTAATCCTTGAGGTACGGAGAGTCTGTTTTAATCCGGATGTAAAATTTCATAAGTTACGCCGGTATTATACAGACAAGGTTCACTCAACCGAAATGTCTTTACGCAAGGTGCCGGTGCTTGTGCAGAACATTGACGGCACTCAGCCGTTTGCACAAGGCAATGCGATTAATGCTTACACGATACCCAGCTACTTTCTTCGGGTTGCTGAATTTTATGTTCAACAGAAGTATTCAAATATCAAAAAGCTTTGGACATACATTCAAGAGACTGAAGACGGTAAGTACATAAGAGAGGCTGGGTATTATCCGGACCACTACGTTAAGAGCCGTGGTCCGCGGCACACTGCCAAAATACGATTTACCAAGGTCCTCTAACAACCAACCCCAGCCCTCGCGGCTGGGGTTTTTTAGTTTCTCCAAGCGTCCCAAATAAGAAAGGCCAGCAGGGCGAGCCCGCTGACCAGATAACCGATTATGAATATTGTTTCATTCACCGCTCTGGTTTCTATTACAGTTTTTAACCGCGCTCAGATCGACGCCAGATGCGGCAAGCTTCAACAGCATCCTATGCGCCGTGCTGGGATAACCTGACCGGCTCTCCCAGCGTTTCACGGTGCTATCTCCAACGCCCAGATATCGGGCAAACTCCACCGCGTTTTTAAATCCAAGACCTTTACGCAAATCTTTCATTTCTTGGGTGGTCATGCCGCCCATAGCAACAAGCACGGCGTCGTGCTTTGCTTTTACCCATTCAAAAGCAGCGGAGTGCTTTTCACAATCGTGGCACCAGATCATAGGAACCCAGTACATCACCCGCTTCCACGCTTTATTGCGTCCTCTATTAAGCTCTTCTTCCTCGTGGTAAGTGCGGATTTTAGAACCCATGCAGTCCGGACAAAAACGGATTTTAATTTTAATCTTTTCCGAAAGTTTAATCATCGCTCACCTCACAAACATTTTCCAGCGTCCAGTCGTGACCCTGATCGGCTTGAACCCAATCGACAGCACTGCCGATCCATACGCCTGAGTCTGCGACTATATCCCAAGCCGCTTCCTCATTTGGTGCTTCAACAATGGCTTCGTAGCCCACATCCATCGTGGCAGTTACCTTAAACTTCGGCATCTTTCTCGACTCCCTTGGTCAGGTTTAAAATCTCCAGCCTATCTTTATGCACAGCAATTTTATCCAACTCACCTTGGATGGCTTCTAATATATCTGAGTGCTCACCAATCCCCGCAGGGTTGTTTAAATAGACTTCGATGTTAGCCCTATGCAGGGCAATGTTTCCTCGCGCATGTTCTTTCAATGCATTCAAAATAATTTTCTTCATCACTTGTCTCCTTGCACAAGATTTCTTACGTCAACACAAAAGCACTGCTGATCTGGATAATCAAAACCACGCTCTGTCAGTGCCACATGGCAGGCGGATAGATATTTATGTGTTGACCAAATTTCTAAATGTATCTCCACTGGTGTCAGCGTACCCATGCAAGCTAACACCATGCCAGCTATCTCATTCATCATCTGTCTCCCATTTTATATTCGGCATCCAAATCCATCCAAGCATTCTCGTAAGCATAATCCCAATTAGTATGATA